TTGTCTGCGGAAATCATCAAACGCATTATCCAGGTTGTCTGTTTGCCATTCATCCTTTACTCTATCCACAGCATCGGTATAAATGTCAGTCTGCTCATCATATTCTGCCGCAATAGCTTCTGCATCGCTGGGTTTATCTTGTAATGCCAGGAGATCATGAATCTCCTTTCTTACCTCTTCTTGGAGATCTTCATCCCCTTCAAGGGCATCGTTAAACATTTCGTCTGCATAATCAAAAAACTGTTCATCGAAAAATTCCAGGGCTCGCTCCACATCGCGTTCACTGTTGTAATCATCACCGCTGGTGAGCCAATCTGTAACTTGTTCGCGCCAACGACTGCCTGTGGGAAAGTCTTCGTTATAATCCATGTCATTTTCGGTCTCGGACTCACCACTATAACCGCCTTCATCTGGCAGGTCAAGCATGGCCAATTCCATCTCGAAACCAATGGTCATGGTCTGTGCTATCTCGCTCTTGGCAAAGTCATTCAGCGCACCTGGACTCATGCTGACTTCGAACAGGTTGGGTTCGTAGTTCTCGTCCACTTTAACTGCCCAGCGATCTGAAGGCAACACTGCTACAGCACGATCTGCTAGCTGCCCGGTGGGATTGGTAGCACCGTAATCTTCTCGAGCTGCTTTCTTCTTGCCAGCCTTCATGTTGGCCATCCAATGTGCCAACTGACCTTTACGGCCGCCCTGCTTGGCTACCTTACGCAATGTGCTGACACTTGCTTTAGTAGGTACACCATGACGTTTGGCATCGCCCTTGTCTTCAGGATGACGACCATCTTTGAAGTTTTCTTCAATGCTTTCTGCTGGCTGTGCTTGTGGCAACAACTTGCTGTTGAATATCTGCTCCACAGTCTTGGTGTCCATGCCATATAACTGATGTATTATGTCTGCACGGTGTGCTGGATCAGCTTCTCGATACATCTGACGGATTTCGCTGGCACTTGTGATGTTTTTGCCATCGATCTGAAATTGCACAGTGGGTGCTACAATCAGATAGGCATGTTTGTCTGCTGTCTCAGGATTATCTGTCATCTTTTGCAGATAAGCCGGTGATCCGTCTTTCTTAGTGAAGCTGCCGAATCTGGGATCTTCACCCATGTCTTTTTCGCCCACAGCATACACAACAATGGTGTTGCTGAGATCGAAACGATCTGTGATCTCTTTAGCAGCATAGGTGTTGACAACCTGCACGATCTGCTCGGCAGGTACACCAGCAGCTATAAGCAGTGCTCTTTTCTCTGCGAAAGTGAAAGGACTCTTGTCAGCGTCTGTTTTGTTGCTGGTGGCAATGAAAGTGTTCTGTGCTCCGTACTTCTTTTCCAGCTGGCGATACACAGCAGCATGGCCACGATGTGGAGGTTGGAATCTGCCTGGATAAATGCATATGACCTGTTTGGCATCTTCGAATATTTGATCGGCTTTCATTATTATTCCTTAACCCGCTCTGGCGAACAATGCCGCACTAAACACACCGCGATTAACCAACTTGATCACACCTTGCGGTGTATTAAACACGAACCCTTCCCCAGCTGGTTGACCATTGATGGTTTGACCTATACCGGTCACCTGCTTTTCCAACTGTACGGTCAAATTGATCTTATAAGCATAGATGGCATTCCATATGGCAAACACTGCTGCAAGCCCTTTGCTGTTTTGGAACAGATATCCATCTGAATTATCGCCCAACATGAACTTCTTCAGCTTCTGGCTGAAGTTGGCGTTCACGATCCATTTGTCCATGCTTTCTGCAGTCTGTTTGGTTATCAGCTTATTGGCATATTGTTTTACTGCGGTACGACCCTTATCATCTAACCCCTGCATGAAAGCATCTGCTAATGCACCATTCTTTTGCAACACGCTTGTGGCTTGTGTACGTAGTTTGACAGGATCTTGCAATGTGAATTTGATATTGGCACTGGGTGTCAGGATGGCAACATTTGTGTTCATGTTGAGACCTTGGCCATTCCAGGGCTGACGGCCGCCGCCCATGGTGGGAATGAACGTGTGGACAACTATACCGCCCACACGATTGCCGATCTGCTTACCCAGTGGGGTATTGACATCTATGCTGTATGTGACGCCATGTGGATTGGGTCTGAACACATATTTGCCATCCTGGGGTTGTAGTGGATCGCTCCACAGCAAGTCACCCCAATAGAAGCCAGGACTTGAACCCACTGCTTGTTCCAGGCCCTTCCAGATGTTGCTGATTTTCTGATATAGGTCAGGACGGCTTTTGCCACGTGCCTGATCATATTGTACCCAACTTTCAGGGCTAGTCATAGCCGCGTTGGGATTTTCGTACATGTATTTGTCCATGATACTGAACTTGCCATCGGGAAGACGACCGAATATCAGTGCTGGAAAACCGTCCCATTTGATTGTTAAACTGCCAGGATCTTTTGTCACGCTGGCTAATGCTTGTACCATTCGATCAGCTTGTTGGCTGCCGTCGAATATGGCATCCTCAGGATGCGGGGTACGACCTGTGATTTCACTATCTTCTGCTTCATTAACAGAAGCAGAAGATCTATTTTCTAGGATGAGGATTTCTCTAATACGCATCAGATATTTATCTGAAATATTAGAGAGTGTTAGCTGGGCTGACGATCTATGATCTTGATGTCGTCCAGTCCGTCTGTCACTTTCAGCTTGAGCATACCAGGTTTTGTTGGTGGTTTGCCAGCTGCTTTCATCGGTGCTGGGGCAGGAGTGCTGTTCTGTGCTGCTGCTTCGGCTGCTTTACGCTTTTCTTCTTCTTGTAGCTCAAAGTGATGCTTGCCACCATTGCTGATCTGATTGGTCAACACCTTCTTGAGTTCTTCCACATTACCTTCGTATTTGTGATAGCCGGTGTGGTCCAGTTTGATACCAGTATCAGCAAAGATCTTGCCACCGGCCTTGCGCCACAGGTAGCAGAATGTCCAGTCTTCGCTCAGGTAGTTCTGATGCTCATCGATCATGGTGTCAAACAAACCAAACATCAATGGTTCATACTGAGCACCGATGCCGATGTTATCGCGATACTTGAGTTCAGGATGGATGTCGATCATCTTTTCCAGCACATGGCGTTTCACCATCATGAATCCAGTGCCCAGTGTGCTGACTTCAACCAGGTCGCCCATGCTGACAGGATTTGGTACGGTATTGATCACATAACGGATGGGAACACGCTTCATAGGATATACACCGCCCACCACATCCTGGTTGGCCAGGATCAGACGGATGATAGCTTCTGGATCGAAACCCAGGTCCACATCGATGAACATCAAGTGAGTGGCTGCTTTGTTGTACAGCATCTTACTCACAAGGTTGTTACGGCCACGAGTGATGAGACTTTCGTTCACCATGGTGTCGATGCTGTAGTTGATGCCCAGCTTGCTGGCGATGATACCGAATTTGATCATGGCGATGAAGGTGGCTTCGTTACATTGACCACCATACATGGGCAAACAGAAATGGATATGTTGTTTACGTAGGAATTCTGCTGCTTCAGGTGGCAGCCCACCGTTTTGTGGTTGATCTGTCATTTGTTGAAAGTCTCTTTCTGGTTGAGTATTACGTATTATATAGTACGCGATTGATAACGCCAGCTGTAAACTGAGTCACTGCACAACGACACCAGACGAAATTGCCGGTATAGTTGGCGAAGATGCTGACTGTTGTTGCGGTCGCACCATCACCGATGATGGTTTCTGGAATATCGAACCAATCTGCATCTGTGGGATCTGACGCCAGTGTGGCTTGCATATTGATAACACCAATGAAATTTGTCAACTGATAGCTGACTGTATGTAAGCCATCAGTGTATCCATAATAGCCGTTTCCGCGCAATTTGTCACTATAAAAGTCCATACTGGATCCATCGTAAGGAGGATATACTTGGCCGTGACTGATGGCGCTCAATACTATCGTGGGTATGTTACTCATTGTAATTTACTTCTACTAATCTTTTTTCGCCCACCAATTCCTGGATCACTGCCAGCAGTTGTTCCATTACATCTGCATCCAGTATCACGCTGGTGGGTTGATCGTCTCGAACCATCTCGCTGATGGTGATGGTGATTTTGTCCTGATTGAGTTTAGCCATTTTTGTGCTCCAGTCTATTTATTCAATTTAGCAGCCATGTCTTTGAATCCCCAGACACTGGGATAGCTCTTGTTCCAACCTGGCACATCTATCAGTCCATCCTGACGGCCCATGGCCACATTATGCACCACATTTCTCAAGTCCCACATGTGTTCAGGAGGTAATATCCAGAATACATGCTTGGCCTTGATACTATTGCGGAAATCACGTAACTGATATTCGGTCTTATTCAAACCACCAGTATCATTGACGCCCAAACTGATGATGATAGTTTCCCAATCATTGTTGACGATCATGGATGCTTTATAATATTTGTCGTTGTATTCTTTACTGGTTATGGCAGGCACAGTGATGGGTATACAGCCCGATACATAATTTGTCAGACCTTCAGCGATCTGATCTCCCAATATCAGGCAATCTATCATGCTGCCACTTTGGGTTTACGTCCACGTTTCTTGCCAGCTGTCTTCTTATCGCCGGTGTCCTTGATGTCATATGCCGCTGCCAATCTGACAGGATGCATACCATCGATCAGTTCGATCTTACCGACTGGCACACTATACTTGCGCCCTGATATGTGGCTACTGATGAACAACATCTGACCATCTTCATATATCACACGATTCACAGTCAGTGCTAGGCTTTGTTCTGCTGGTGCATCGCCCATGGCCCTGATGGGACAACGAGCGATGATCCTGGTAGTACGATTGATAACGCCACGATCGATAAGTGCTTTTGCCAGTTGGTTATTCATGTTATTTTACCATTCTTTTTATTAGTTGACAGGAAGGCTCACGCGAGTGTCTAGTTGCAGTTTGTCATCGACTACATCCACGATTATATTAGCATGATTCGCTGTTTTGTCAAACAGTAATTTCTTAGCTAGTGGAACTTTGATGTTTTCATGGATGCAACGTGCCATGGGTCTGGCACCCATGCTGGGATTATAACCGTTCTTGACCAACCAGTCATACGCCGCATCTGTGATGACCACATGGCTGCTCTGATGTGCCAGCTGGACATTGAGATCTGCGATGAACTTCTCGGCGATCTGACGGATGGTCTTCTGATCCAGTTTGTTGAATGTGACGATGGCATCCACACGGTTACGGAACTCTGGTCTAAAGAAGTCTTTGACAGCTTCATCCACCGCGTCGGTCTTCTGTCCCCCAACAAAGCCGATGGTGAACTTCTCGCTATCAGCTGCGCCCAGGTTGCTGGTCATGATCAGGATGCTCTGGCGGCAATCTGCTCGCTTGCCATTGCTGCCTGTGATGAATCCTTCGTCCATGACCTGCAACAACACCTGTGCCACATCAGGATGCGCTTTCTCTATCTCATCGAACAGGATGATGCAATGTGGATTCTTGCTGACTTCGCTTATGAGCAATCCACCAGCCAGGTTGCTGTCCTCATATCCCACATAACCAGGAGGTGCACCGATCAATCTGGCGATGCTGTGCTTCTCCTGATACTCGCTCATATCGAACCGCAACATCTTCATGGTCAGCTTGTCGGATAATTGTTTGGCCAGTTCTGTCTTACCAGTACCCGTGGGGCCCAGGAACAGGAAGCTGCCCACAGGACGATTGTCTGCCTTGAGTCCTGCCTGGCTGACCCACACGCGATCCAATACAGCATCTACCGCGTTGTCCTGATTATAAACCTTGGCTTTGACATGGTCTGCGATATCAGGTAGCAGTGACTTTTTGGTTTCCGAACCGAATTGGCTTTCAGGGATACCTGTGATACGGCTCAGTTCACGACGGATCTGTGCTGTATCGATGGTACGGCTGCCGCGTGTCTTGGTACGACGCAAAGCACAGGCACTGTCTATCAGGTCTATGGCTTTATCAGGCAGGCGTTTATCGGCCTGATATCTCACGCTGAGATCCACTGCTTCTACGATAGCAGTATCTGTGATCTTGACAGCATGGAATTTTTCGTAGATGTTTTTCAGGCCTTTGAGGATCTGCACAGTTGTATCGCGATCCGGTTCGCCGATCACGACACGATTGAAACGACGCATCAGTGCGCGATCTTTCTCGAAGTGTTTGGTATATTCTTCCCAGGTTGTGTTGGCTATGACTTTAAAATCGCCACGAGCCAATGCCGGCTTCATCATGTTGCTAAGGTCCACAGCACTGTTGCTGCCACCGCCCGCACCATGCATCTGATGTGCTTCGTCAATGAACAGGATCACATTGCCCAGTTCTTTGGCCGCTGTCATGATATCTTGCAGGCGTTCTTCG